GCCCATGCAGGTTATCCCCTATGCTTGCTCAAAGACTCCAAGCTGCCAGTCATCCTCGACAATTTCCCAGACGTTTACCACCTAGTCTGTCTTCGAATCTTATCTTTAATTTATCTTGCTCCACACATCAGCGACCCCGTTGACTTGGTTAAATTTTATTGTGCCGACCCAGTCACAGTCATGATCAAGAATGAAATTATAAAGATCGGAAAACGCCCAAGAATAATAGCAATGACCTCGACAGTTTCGGAGATCACTGAACGCCTTTTCTCAGATAATGCTTCGGAGACCGACCTTATCAATTGGGGTTACTTCTTCTCATGCATAGGGATAGGCTTTTCGAAAGATTCATCGGATCGCTTCTTACAAAGTTTCACCAAACCTTCGGCTAGTAGTGATGTTTCGAGTTTCGACGTCACCAGAACTGAGTTTGAGGAACTCCTCGACTCGTTTCATTTGCTCAACCAAATAGGCTTGGACCCTGCGTCTCGCCTTGGTGGGGCTTTTCTAGAACATTGCACGGCTACGAGTAGATCCGTCTTTGTTTTCTCAGATGGCACCTTATGGGCCCAGCGTATACCAGGCACGACCAAAACCGGTCGTAAACTCACGAGTAAGTTCAACACCACCTCCAGAGCGAGGCGAGCTTACTCTGTTTCACTCAGCCTTGGTCTTGACCTTGATAATGAAGAGGTCAGGTGCGCTGGGGACGATGCTAATGAGAATTTCGACCCCAGAAAACCTGAAGCCTACCGTTCCCTCGGTTTACCTTTGAAGGAGTTCATCCCAAATGAAGGTTTTGTGAGTTTCTGCAGTCATGAATTTAGGCCCAACTCCAAACCAATGGGCATTCGCATAGCTAAAGCAGCCGCTAAACTACTCTATAGGGAGTTTCTGCACTTGGAAGGCTTTGAGGCCTTCTTGTCTGAGTACTCCAACCACCCCTTAGCGGTTTACTATATCACCAACATCCTTGCACTCCGACCAAGGATTAAGAATTATTCAACTAAAATGGCTCTTAGAAAATC